ACTTTATTTGCAACATCCTCAACTGTATCCTCTTCACGTAATACGACTTCTGAAAGATTGCAAAACTGATAAGGACGTAAAATAATTTCTGAACACGGGTTTGTTCCATAATGAATTTCAGGGTCTCTACGACCATATTTAGCTGCTTGCGCCTGCGCTGCCGCAACATTATAGATTCCACGTTCGCCAGACTTTGAGTCATATAGAGATTTCCATTCTGCAATAAATTGCTCCATCTCTGGCTTGCGTGAATATGCAACAGAGTTGTTTGATAAAGCACGTTGTGAATTGTTTTCCCACCAGTTGCCTGATTTCGCTTGAGCCATTTCAATATCATTTATATTTGAAAGGGAAATCATTGCGGAACGTCGAACGCCACCAACAACAACAATTTCACCAATTTTACACATAATGTCATGAGCTTCAATTGGCTTAAGGTTTCTGCCAGCTGCATTTTTAAATTTAGCAATAGTAAAATCAAAAAGATTTACAAGTGGCTGTGGTCCAGATGATCTGCCACCCATTGTTTTTAGTCGAGCTCCAGCTGGTCTAACCTTAGAAACATCAACTGCTGGTATCTGGCCTGACCAAAGCAAAGCTAGTAGTTCACGATATGCTTTTGCCCAGCCTTGTTTTGAATCTTCCACAGAAATAACAGTAGAGGACTTCTCAAATGATTCTGGGACGGCAGGAAGCTTATTCACATACTTGTATTCTACAGAAAAGCCAACACCTGTTCCGCACATAAGGATATACATTGTTTCATCAAATGATCTAGGTGAATCGACTGGAACAAATGAACAATTGTATCCAGCAACATTATCTCTTTCTAGAGCTGCACCAGAAGTCATAACTGATCTCATTGATGGCATTACATTTCTTTCAAAAACAAATTCCTTTAACTCCCCTACTAACTTTTGATCTGGGGTATATGAGTGATTTTTAGATAGGTGGTCCAACATAAAGTCAAAGTATCTATCAACAGTTTCTCCCCATGTCTCTCTACGCCCTTCTGATTCTACCCACTTTGCATAACGTGATAGAGCAATAAAGTTCTCATAAGGATTCTTGATAGTTCTTGACATTGATTTACGACCTTTTCTCCGCCTTGCGGTGTAATTTTTTAGATGAAGTCCAAGTGTATCAAACTTTTATTTAGCGGTCTAGCCCTAAAAATATTTTAAAGAATATCAGCATATGAGAACACTTTTAGTTGACTGACTTGACACGCTTATTATATTAATGTTATGCTAGTAGTTCGTTATCTCTAGAGGAGGAAATGCCAATGGAGAATATAAAACATCAGTTAAGCGATTTGGTTCGTGACTGGACGGTAATGGCAGTAGCAATACTGTTCTTCTTTTCAGGAAGCCAAGCAAGCGCATTAACTGTGGAACCTTTAGTGAAAACTGAAGCCCAATTAAAGCAAGAAGTCTTAGATAGTTTTAGTAAAGAGATTTACAAGCCATCTGAGATGCTTACAGACGAAGAGCTAAAAACATTGCTTGAGACTGTAGGATTCGAAGGGCTAGGCCTTAAAAAAGCTTGGTCAATAGCAAAGCGTGAATCTAATGGAAGACCGCTTGCATATAACGGGAATAGGAATACAGGAGATAGTTCTTACGGATTATTTCAAATAAACATGCTTGGAAATCTTGGTCCTGAAAGACTTGAGAAATTCAGCCTAAAGAGTAACAAAGAGTTATTCGACCCAGTAACAAACGCAGAGATAACGTACTATATGACCAATGGCGGCAGTGATTGGTCAGCTTGGAAGGGTATGACCCCAAGAGCTAAGGAATTTTATTTAAAATTTCCGACAAAGTAAAGGAGATGGGATGAGGGTACAGTACGTATCAACTTACATCTCCATGTCAGAAGAAGGATTGGTTGAAAAGCTATTATGCCCAGTAGACCAATCCATTCTTTTTTGTAATCAAGATTTGGTAGACAACATATACTTGTATTGCCTAGAGTGTGAATATAAAAAAAATATAGGAATTAACACATACGAAAAAATAGTAAAAACTGTTGATGGTATTAAAAATGTGTAAAGATAGTTGTATTTGTAAAATTGAAAATGAATCCGCTGCAATCCCAATAACAGATGCAGCTGGCAGAGAGATTTGGTGGCAAGATGCAGGAAGACCAGAATAAAGAAAATAGTGATTTAGAAGAAAATTTGCCTTTAGTAACATATATAATGCTACATAGAATATATGACATACTAACATTAATTTCTAATAAAATTGTTGGTGGGGAAGATACATCAAAAATGGTTTCATATCATGAAGCTGGCTATCTTCTTGGGCCAGTCCCATCTTTTACCCCAAATGAAAATAATGAGTAAGCATTGACTTAGTTTATTAATTATAATATAATTAAGTTGTGGGTTGAGCATTTATGTTCCCCATTAAAACCCTAGTCGGATCCGCCTCTGACTAGGGTTTTTTAATACACTTATCATGATACAATTGGGGTAGAGTAAATGGAGGCGAAAATGAATTTTTTTGACAGACCAGATTGCATTACACTATCAAGCTATACAGACGCTTATGGAACACCAAGCGGTATTTTTCTATTTAAAAACATAATTCCTGAAGATCTAATGCAGGACATGGAAAGAGAAATGGATGCTAAGGGTAGAGATGAAGAAAGCTACGGATCTACTTTAATTAGCTGGTACACAAATAAAATTAGCGCTAGACCAACAAGACTGTTAGAGTTTTGGGAATTTATTAGCGAGATCCTATACCCTACATGGGTAATTCATCCATCACAAGCAATTCTAAATGTTAGACCTGGCGACGGAGGCATGTTTACACACTCAGATAGCCCAGGTAAAGGTATGTGTCACCTTTTATCACAAGATGATAAATACGGAACATGCTGCGAGCTGGACTACGGACTAGTAGCTTACTTTGGTCATTTTACTGGTGGAGCAATTTTTTACCCAGACATCAATCATGACGGAACTCTTAAAAATGAAACAAACAGAGAAGAGCCTTGCTTTGAATACACTCCACAAAGAGGAGACATTGTAATTCACAGTGCATTTGATCCATATTCACATGGAGTGCGTGAAGTTGAGAGCGGAGTAAGATATGCATTCTCAAACTTTGTGCTTAAAGCAATTGATAATCCAGGAACATTCTACAACTACAAGACTCCAGAATACATAAAGCAAATTGGAAATCGAACAGAGGAAGAAGTTGACGAATGGATTAAGCCATTAAAGGTCAATCCTCAATTCACAGAAGAAAGAATTAAAATAATGCAGGAGTCTGGTCTTGAAGGCCCAGAGTTAGCACAGAAATTTAACTCTGAATTTAAAGATTAAAATGACGCCAAATAGTGCAAAAGTGAAAAAGTGCGGCGGTAGAAGAAGCATTTTAGGATTTGACTATGCCTAGACACTTTAGCAAAATGATGCAGTCTCCATACTTCAATACGCCTCATTATCAGAATGAATCAGAGGCAGCTAAAATTGAAGCAAAAATAGAGCGTAAGTTTTATGCCCTAATTAATTTCTTTAAATTTAAAAAAAGTGGATCAAAGTAAATATAGAGCATTTAGAAGTAATGATGCTTTAAACTATTATTCATTTGATTTAAAGTATAATGTAGATACATCTCACCCTGTCGCAATGAAAGATGATGGCAGATATGGTCCTGGAAGTATAGACAATTCGGACATATACCCCAATTCAGCTGGATATCAAAATACAACCACATATGAGCTGGATGAGATCAATAATTTTTTGCGGGAAGAACCAGGAATCAGCTCATACAGGTTCATAGACATAGGATCAGGCAAAGGTAGGGTCATACTATACAATATGGCTCAAAAGGCTCCATATGGCTCTTATACGGGCATTGAGATAGATTCCAGATTACACCATGTGGCTGAAGATAACCTATTGTCCACTAATATAGAACTAGACAAGGAGATTATTCTAGTCAACCAAGATATATTGGACTATTCTCTCCCATATGAGCCATGTGTGTATTTCCTATTCCACCCGTTTTTAAGTGAAGTCTATGATGAGTTTATTTCCAAGAATATAGATATCATTAATAAAACTAACTCTTATCTAGTATTTGTTTCTCCACAAGAGTATGATCTAAATAAAGTAGTTGACAAGGATTTAGTGTTTGAGTCTATCTCAGTTTTAATTTACAAGTAGGGATAATCGGATTTGAACCGATAGTCGATTGTATATAAGACAATTGCTTTAACCAGATTAAGCTATATCCCCTAGATCACATATATCTGCATAAGTAAGCCACATATATGAACTAGGATTGCTACGATTCCCACCCAAAGTATTGTTTTCATTTCCCGCCTCGAATTAGCTTCTGAATGCAGTCATTGCAAAAATTCTCAAGTACTCCCTTGGAGTTGAGTCTTTCTACGTATTTAGCATTGCTACAGAAGTCACATTTCATATCTATAGTATAGCTTATATTTCAGTTGACTGCAATATTTGCTTATAGTCTAAATAGAACTTATATACTATTGCTAGCTCTTCGTTATCTAAAGTCATCTTGTCAATTAATTTTCTATCTTCCGACTTTTCTCTTGGAACCCTGTTTGTCATTCCGCTATCTTTGATAGACTCAATAACTTCTTGATCATTAAATTTATCAGTGCGTTCTATATCAAAAAAGTCTACAACTCTAGATATTAAACTTTCGCTATTGTTGGTTAAATATTCAAATGTTGCTTTAAATATAGATTCATCGTATCTTGTGTAAAACAAAAAATCTTTATACTTTTCAGTGTATATTTCTATGAAATGATTAATAGACTCAAGGTCTGTTATTTGGTGCCTATCCATCTGATCAAAATATTTATCATTTAAAACATAGTGTCTTTCAGTAGCTGATGCTACGCAATCATAAGGATTTCTAAGTAGATATATATTATGTTTATTAGCCTTAATTGATTTTGCTTCATGATCCAACGAAAAATAGTTTGCCTTAGTGTTATTAAAAAGCAATGATTGACAAAATGTATTTCCCGATCCTGCTGGAGCTGATATGCATATGTCTTTCATTATAGGCTGCTAGCTTTTGATATGAACAAGTCGTATATCTTGGCCCAGTATTCTCTTTTTAGAGAGTCTTGTGGATGAGGAGCCCATGTTGCAGCATATTCTGGAGTAAACTCTTGTATACCAACTGCATCCTTGATTTCCTGCTGAGTTATAGGCTTTGGCAATGAGTGAGTTGCAGCATATTCATTTAGTGACGCACAGAACTCTGCATTCTGCTCCTGTCTTTCCTCATATGTATAGCTTGGTGATATTCCTTCGTACTTTAGCAGCATCTCAGTAAACTGAGGTAGTGGTTCAATTATCTGTATTGTAGCTTTTGGGTAGTACTTGGATATTCTGTCTAGCAGCTGGTACGCATCTTCTTTGGCGTTCTTATGTACAGCAAGTCTTTGTCTCACATCTACGTATCCAAGCCAAACTAGGACTATGTCAGCATCTTTAAACTCATTGAACTTCATATTGAAGTATTCTCTATCTTTGTCTACAAAATAATTTACATTTTCTATTCCGTTAGACTCCATTTGTTCCCGCTCTAGCTTTTCTGGATCAAAGGACCATGCTGTCATTCCAGCTACACCCCAGGCTTTAAAATCTACTGGGCATGTTTCTGGATTCCAGTGCTCCCAGATTCTAGTCGAGTGACAATCTCCTAATAGATATACTTTTTTCATATTTTCATTATATCATTAATATATTTTTTATATTTATTTTTTAATAATCAACTTGGGAATTAGATTTTAGCAAACCCCCCCTACCCCCCAAATTTAAAAAATCTTTTTGGAAAGATAGAGAGACGATTATGCTAAGATATACAACTTGGTATATTGAGTCTTAGTGTAACCCCCCGAAACCTTTCCAAGTATAACATTACAAAA